CCAATTCCTCTATTATTTCACCGGAATACGTTTCATCTTCCTTATTCAGCTCGCCAAGATTTTTCTTTGCCAAGTCCGACGCATTATCTCCGTCATTCATTTTTACCACTTCTTGCAGAAAGCCGTATTTTGATATACTCTCCTCGGCTTTCAGGGTAGTCATAACGTCCGTATCGGTTATCACCTTAACACTGTTCTTCATATTCTCAATACTGCCTTTATGCTCAATATTACCCATATACTGTACTGAGTTTTTGAGTTCGGTATTCGGCGATATTCTAAACTTCGGCTCGACCGACATATCACTGCACAAATATATACGCATACCGTCGGGTACAAAGTCAAAGTTATACCCACTTCCGCACTTTTCAAGAATATCCTTGATAACGTCAGATACGGGTTTATCAATATATATTTGCGTTATAAGCGTACCCAATTCGGGAATAAGCACAATCGGAATGTATAAATCGTTGCATATTTTCTTAATGCAATCATCGGCACGCATAGATGTAAACTGATATGTGTCGGTGGTCTTGTTCAGATACCAACCTACATCAACGGCAGTGTATTTGTTTACATACATTGCTCCGTCGTCAACTTCGATTATTACACCTCTGAAATCTTCTTTATCTCCTCCGCTGTACCTCATAATATCACCCATTTTGGGTATGTATATATTCATATACTTCATTTCTTTAGGTTTCGGAGTGCTGAAAGACATCGTTGTCGCAAGTGTATTTTTTGTATTTGTCCACGATATATCTCCTATATGCTTTGATACGTCTGTATCATTTACCACTACTTTCAAAGCACCGTCTAACTGCATAGGTGCTTGTTTGAAAATCGAATTGTGGATAGGTATTTTTTCGTTGGTATCCGCAAAATGATATTCTTTTTCACCCGATGTACTTCCTGTACTTCCGTATGTCGGCTCTGTATCGCTTGTCCAAATTCTCACAACACGGGCAGAGCGGTTAATCCCCTCCGACTCTAATGCAGATGTGAATTTTTCATTGCCTGTTACAACATTTCCGTCAATGATAAACTCCGTCATATTTGCATCACTGCCTGTGTGATACATATGTCGGCTGTCGGTTTCGCTGTCTTTCTTTTCGTCACCTTTGACTGCGTATATCACTTTACCATCGTCAAATTCAATCTTAACAAACGTGCCGTCCGGTCCGTAATACGAACCGAGTGCCATACAAATAAAATCTTTGTACTTTCGCAATCCGCCGTTTGACGTACTGCTGTCACTGCCCCACAAGTATTTATATCCGCTTGCTTGACTGTTCGTATATGTTTGATATGCCATATATGATTTAGTTGCGAGCGACTTTCCGATGTTCGGTATTTCTCTCTCAACCCAGTTTGCAATATAACCGCCTCCGTCTTTGGTATATCTGAGTACACAATCCCACGGATAATTTCTGTAAGGCACGTTGGTAACAATACCGAATGATGTTCCTCTTGCCTCAACGGTTGTTCCGCCGTCTGTCTGTACCAAAGCGGTATGGTCTGCTTTATTTAAAAGTACATCACCTTTTAACATACCTGCTCCGTTTGACAGATTACAGGATGACGTTACGTCTTTAAATCCGCACGAAATAAAAACGTTATACATATCCCCCGTATATGTAGCACCATTATCTTTTACAGGCACTCCCGCATTTTGATATGCCGTTATAACAAAAGAAGAACAATCATAATGCGGTCCCCATCTCACGTCTTGACTGTACCAATGACTGTCGTCATTTGCAATATCTGTCGCCCATTGAACTGCATTATCAATTACACCCATATATACCTCCATTTTTGCGTACAAAAAAAGTACACCGTATCCGATGTACTTTTTAAGCCATAGTTAAAATTAATTTGTTTTTTGGGTTATTATATATCCGTTTGAGTTATCTGCCGGAACAAGGTGGAATGTAACTGTTCCGAAGTCTGTTCCTGTTGAATCGGTTTCTTTAAACATTACATTCATTCCGTCATTGACATTCTCGGCACTTATAAATTCATATCTGCCATCTCCACGATTTGAAACACTGATTTTATAATTACCGTTTTCATATAAAACACTGCTGTTATCGGTCGGATGATATTCAGGCATATCTACTCCGAAAAGCGATTTATAAGTATCTCTTACGGAATTTTCAGACCATTCAAAATATCCGTTTTTATATTGAGTGGACATATCCGCGCCATAACCCTCTGTGTAATAATAGAAGATAAAGCTCTTTACAAAATCTTCACTTTTTAAATCGTTCTGAGTAAAATACGGTATCACATAACCTTGCTTCGCAAGAAACGATTTTGCATTATCGTCTAAAACAAAATCATTTTTACTCGGTTTTGTTTCATATACATATCCGTCTTTTGAAAGCTGAATAGTATTGTTGTTAAAATCAACATTGAAACCGCCTACCGTATCAGCTATATCACGAAGTTTAAAATATGTACTGCCGTCAATATTATATCCCTCTACATTAACGTTTTCGCCGTTTAATTGAATAGGAAACGTATTCTCTGTCGCAGTATAATTTACTGCCAAAGCTACCGAGCATGATAAAATCACACCTGTTGCAATACCTGCTATATATTTCTTCATATTCATAACCTCCCTTTTGTTTTATTATATCACAAAAGGAAAATATTTCAATAGTTTTTTAATCACCGAAACAACCGGCATTATCCATAATAACAAGCAAACGTATCATACTCTTTGTCAAACCGTATCCGTCCTCGCCGTCACCGTTTAGATAGCCTTTTCTTTTTACCTTTTCAATAGTCGCCTCTGCCCATGACGGCATAATGTCAACCGTATAATTTTCAAATCCGTCTGTTTTGTCAATAATAACAAGTGTACGAATAATATCCATTGTAAGACCGAGTTCATTATCGTCTGTACCGCTTATAATACCTCTGTCCATCAGCTTTTGAATAGTCGGTTTAGCCCAAGACGGCATATTATCGTCCATATAGTTATATATCATTGTGTTTTCAACACTGCTAAGCCTTTCTTCTATATTATCAATTCTTGCCATTATTTCATCATACTGTGCCACTGTCAGTCCCTCCTGTTCATCGTTTAAAAGATTAACCTCGCCGAGTTCGATTGAATAATTTAAGTCGCCGCCTGTGCCGACACTGTAATCAAACTTATCTATTGCCGCCGCTATATTTATATCTACATTGCAGATACCCGAAGACGTAATGACAAGCCGTATCGGAAGTTTACGCTTACGCCAGTTTTCGATTTTGTCCGCATATTCCTGTCCTTTCATACTTCTGTCCCTTAAATACGGATAGTCGGTCATCGGTAAGAAACTGCTCCACGATACAGTTTTAAGTTCGGGATTTCCGATAATTTTTATCCAACCGTAATTTGCCGTTTCAAAAGTTTCCGTACCTTGTGAACTTGATACGGTAAATTCGGACGGCGTGACAGGAATATGTATAACTTCTTCACTGTTGTTTATACTTAAATAGAAATCTAACATTTTGCCTCCTACATATTTGCCATACATTTTTGAATTTTAGGAACTATTACGTTTATAACGTCGTCGGCGATTTCATCGGCGGTTTTGTTGTCGGCGTTTATAACTATCTTAATTTCATTCGTTATAGTATTGCCGCCTTTGTTGCTTTCGGCTATGTATTGACTTAAATTGTTCCAGAATGTCCTAAGCGGAAGTATTGCCTCTGCTCCGGCTTCTCCGCCCATTTGGACTTTTCCGTTTGCATATCCGAACGCTGTCGGACGTGTCATAATACCGCCTTTTGCATTCCATTCAAGTCCAAGTTTCGGAATCGGTGTACTGACACCGGCTATACTTACCGTACCTTTTTGTACAATCTTAGGCGCTTTGATAATTCCTTTAATCTTACCCCAAACTTCCGATACCTTGTCGGCAATACTGCCGAATATCTCCTTGACTTTGTTCACCGCCGCACTGATTTTTTCAGTAATACCATTTTTAATGTTTTCAAAAATAGTCATTACGGTGTTTTTCACATTGCCAAACGCTTCGCTGAATTTACCTTTTACGACTTCCATCTTTTCACCGACTGCATTGACAACCTCGCCGAGCTTACCGCCTGTTAATTGATTAATTGCGTCATAGCCTGTCCTGTAGTATTCCTTGACACCCTCTATTGCCGCAAATGTAGCACCTTTCAGTCCACCGCCGTGCGCGTCATAGGCACTTTTTATGTTGTTCAGTTTTTCCGATACAACATTTTTAACACCGCCCCATAATTCTGACGTTTTTTCTTTGACTCCGTTCCACATCTCGCTTCCGATTGATTTGATACCTTCCCAAATTGACTTTATCAACTGCAAACCCAAATCAAACCAATTAACAGACTTAAATCCTTTTACGATTGCACCCGTTATTCGCGGTAAAGCCGCTATCAACTGCGGAATTGCCCGTACAAGTCCGACTGCTAAGTTTACGACCAACTGCATTCCGTTTTGTATAATTTGGGGCATCATCGAATATGACGCGCTAACAATTCCTGTTATCAGATTTACACCTGCATCTATTATTCTCGGTAAATTTGCTATCAAACCGTTAGCTAATGACGCAACAAGCTGAACGGCTCCCATAATAAGCAATGGTATGTTGTTCACTAATCCATTGACTAACCCCTCTATCAAAGTTACTGCTCCGTTCACAATTTGAGGCATAGAATTAGTTAATCCTTGCATTAAATTGCTGACTATTTTTGATGCCGCATCTAATAACTGTGGCACTACGGTTGAAATACCGGCGACCGCTACAATAATCATATTGCTCAAGCACTCTGAAAATTGCGTTGCGTTCTGTGTCAGACCATTTACCAAAGACGATATAAGCGATACGGCACTGTTTGCCAATGTAGGAGCGAGGTCATTAATTAACGGTGGAATTGTTTCGCCGATTACCGGTGCCAACCCCTCAATTAAATAGCCGACACCACTCAAAGCACCTTTAATGGCGGGTATAATATTCTGTCCGAATGTTACGGCTGTATTAATCAATGCGTCTAAACTTTGGTCAAACATATCTCCGCCTGTTGTCAGTCCCACCAACACGTTTTGAAATGCCGCTTTCAGTGACCCCCACGATCCGCTTATTGTCGTGCTTGCCTCTTTTGCGGTTGTGCCGGTAATATCCATTTGAGTTTGAATTGCGTGAATAGCCTGTGTAATATCGGCAAATGATGAAATGTCGTACCTCTGTCCCGTAAGTTTTTCTGCGTCACTGAGAAGTCGTTTCATTTCCTCTTGTGTACCGCCGTAACCTAACTTCAAGTTGTCAAGCATAGTATAATTCTGTTTTGCAAATCCCTGATACGCATTTTTTATGGACTCCATATCCGTACCCATTTTATTTGCATTATCGGACATATCAACCAATGCCGAATTTGCGTAATCCGCCGCCTTGTTTGTATCTCCGCCTAAGCTTGATATTAATGACGCTGAAAATCCCGTAACAGTATCCATATATTCATTCGCCGACATTCCGGCAGTCATATATGCCTTATTTGCATTTTCTAATACAACATTTTGCGCACTCATCAAACTGTCGTATTTCCCTTGAATATCAGAAACACTTTTACCGACACTCTGTGCATATTCCTCAACACTTCTTCCGCCTGCTCCGAACAACGTTTCTACACCGCCCGTAAGTTGTTCATAATCAGCAAATGCACCGACAGACTTTGAAACCAAAGCCGTTACGGCAGTCGCCGCGGCCGCTCCTGCCACCGCTAAACCTTTTCCGACTTTTATGGCACTGCTCCCTATACCTTTCATTACAGAAGACATCTTTGAGGCGCTGTTCGTTGCGTCTTTCATCGACTCATTCATATTTTTGACACTGCCGATTACACTTTTTATCCCTCGGGCAAATCCACTCGCATTAAGGTTCATATTCAGAACTATCGAACTTTTATTCTGCAAAACTATTCACCCCCTACGCTATCACAAATGCACGGCATTTGCTCGCTATAATTTTGCTCTGCAAAATTATTCACCTCCCAACGCCTTCCACTTTGCGTACTCGTCATCATTTGCCTTTTTGGCACTTGCAAGGAAAAATATTTTTTCAATTTCTGGTCTTGCAAGCACCTTTTCGGGCAATATTCCTCTTTGCAGATAATGATGTATCATATAGAGTTCATCATCTGCCTCTATCAGTTTTTTACTTCTTCAACAAGTTTTACACTGTCGATATATCCCGCAAGTTTCATACACTCCATTGCAATCGGTGAGATTTCGCCGTCGTCAAAAATCTTTTCTACGATTTCTTCGGGATATGTACAGCCGTATGCCTCCTGAAGTTCTTTTGAATGTAAATCCGGTTCGGCAACACACTCATAAACAAGGTGAGCGTCACCGTCCTTTTCCATTTCCGCCGATTCTGTTGCAAGCGACTTTGTCGGTGCTTTTATAACAATCTCGCCACCAAGGCTTTTTACATAAACTCTCGCTCTTTTTACGTTTTTCTTTGCCTCAAGCACTTGCTCCTTACGCTTAATAAGTTCCGCAAGAGTAATTTTTGTATTCTTATCCATAATCTTTTACCTCCGTTATTACGCATTCATTGTAGATGTAAGGTCATAGTCGGTAAAACCGCCGCTGAATTCTTCTTCAACTATCTTACCGGTTTCAAAATTCATAAGTGACACATCATTATACCAACAATTATCAAGTTGAATTGTTTCATAACCGCCGTTATCAGGATCTTCAAGTCTTGCCACCAACGTATGTCTTGTATCTTTACCTTTTTTATGTCCGTCAGCTATTTCTTTACCCCTTGAATATACTTTTCGTACGGTATATGAAAATTCATAGTCAACGCCCATAAGCTTTGAATCGTTCGTTGTATCGCCGGCAAAACTTACACTCTCACGATTTGTCTTTTCCTTTGCCTCAAACTTATACACTTCATAGGCAAGACTTCCGTCAATCCAAAGTTTACCGAATGTACCGGAACAAAGTTGATTGCCTCTCGGTTTAACACTTTCAGCCATTATCTATCACTCCAATCCTATTTTAAAACTCAAGTCCTCAATACAATCCTGTATTGTAATATCCGCACCCGCAAATATGATACTTCCCGTATTTGCCACTTCGACCTCACTGTCTGTCCAATCCGACACGTCATATTTTTGAGCAAGCCATTCACGTTGCGACTGAACGTCAATATAAGCTCTGCAATCGGCACCGTCATACAATACGCCCTGTGACTGCAACGACTTAAAATACTGATTAACCGCACCGATAAACAACATTTTATTTTCGTGACTGTTTACAACATTAATATAATTTTCCTCAAACGATGCTTTTATATCATCTCTTATGAGGTCAAGACTGTCTATAATCTTGATTTTCTTCATATCCTCCGTCTTATCGCCCGACAATGTTACAAGCGAATTGACACCTCTGCCGACTTTAACCTTTTCGCCGTCATTGATAAGTATAAACTTACCGCCGTCAATATCATCATCCGGAGTTGTACTTTCCGTTATGCTTTCAACCTCTGCAAGAGTTTGATACGTCGCACCCTCTGTCATAGGCAATCCTGCCAAAAGTCCTGCAATACGGCAACAGTATTCGGCAGTGGTATAAACCTTTGTACCGACTTTTATATCATTGGTTGCGAAGTTTATAATACCCTCATTATTCGCCGCATACGGAAGTACGGCTTTAAATGTCTTTTTCGCATTTCTCTGTGCAATAATCCAATCCGCAATATCTTTTTCGTTATCGGCAAGCGACGGTATTGCAAGGTAATTCCACTTTTTATTTTTTAATCGTGCAAGTGCGTCGTCATAGGTATCTTCCGCACCTATTCTCTCGACAATAACCCTTTGCGGTCCGCCGAGGAACGTCTTGCTTATGTAATCATAATTTGCGGTTGTCCAATGAGATTTTACAACTTCACTCTCATTTGTATACGAATATGATGTAATATCACCTTTGGTTGCGTCACGCAAAATCAGTGCAACAATGCCGTTTGCACTTCGTTTAATTGCCGTTTCAGCTTTGGACTGAAACACTATATTTATTTCAGGTAAACCCATTATAAATCTCCTCCTAATATCAAATCTTCTGCCTTATCGTATGTACTTTCGTTTCTCACCTTAACGGTGTAATTGTATACAAGCTCCGTCACAAGCGTGTAGTTTTCCAAAGAAAAATCTATACTAAAACTTCTTATACGCATACCGTCGGACAATACAAGCGGATTGTATAAAAACAAACCTCTTAATTTTTCAGCCACATAAATAAATTCATCTTGACTTATATCTTTCGGAACATATCTTATTCGTACCGTCTGCGTTTCATCGTCCAAAAACGTATTTGTCGCCTGTACGTTAAGCGGAAACATTTCAACGATAAAGCAAGGCTCTGAAAATCCTTGTTCGGTGTATGCCGTATATACCGCATAATCATCACCAAACAGGTTATGAATAGCTTTCGTCACTGCATTTTTTATTTTTGATGTCATTTCAATACTTCCTCCATTTTCTGCATAAGTATTTTAGGTGCATCCCTTTCGACTTTCGGTATTACGGTGTTAAGATACTTCTTACCCTCAACCCACGCTTTACCGTTTTTCTTAGGCTTGTACTTCGGGGACGTACCCTTTCCGAGCCTTGTACGGTGTCCGAACTCTACATAAGGAGCATATTCAAGTGCGGTATATATTCCGCCTTTTACCGTACTTCCGCTTACGGTTGTTCTTTCTGCTTGCCAACTCTTTTTCAGTGTACCGCCCGTTTTACCATTCTTGTAATGTCCGGGTTTTGTTACGTTACTGATGTATTTTAATGCCCTCTGTGAAATTACATTCATAGCCGATGCACAAGCTTTGGTGTAATCCGCACTTTCCATTTGCTTTTGTAATTTCTCAAGCTGTGAAAAATCAATCTCATTCATCACGCATAATCCTCGAATAATTCCAGTGCAATTTCTTGGTGCGATGTATAAACCGCACTTTCACCGCTACGGCAATAGTCAGTTGTTTTTCCGTTTTGTGTAACGGTTATTTTACTGCCCGACGGTATTTCAACCTCCGGCGCAATAAAAAGCACAACCGATTGCGATATGGTGCTGTATCCATCGTCCTTTGCCGCCGAATTTCGGCTTTGAAATGAAAGTCGGCAAGGCTGTTCGGTTAAAACAGCCTTTTCGGTAAATACAGTTTCTCCTGTTTCCTCATTCACGCTTGAAACTTTCACTTTGACAGAACATAAACCTTTATACAGTCTTTCAATCGCCGCTCTTACCATATTCATCACCACACCAACTTTCTGAAACGTGCAAGCCTTGCTTTGTAGTCTTTAAACACGCTCGACATACTGCTTGAATTACTGCCGTACGATACGGTAACATCGCCCTCTTTGATTGACGTTACATTGTCATATTGCCCCGATGATGACGACACGTCATAGCGGAACAAGTCCGCCGCCATAAGTATAACGGTATGCTTTAAATCATCGGGAATACTGTCAATGTGGCAATAATTCTTGATATATTCGATTGTGCTTTCAATACACCTTTCGGCTTTTCCTCTGTCATCTTCGCTTATGCCGTACATATCCGTAAAAACAGTTATATACTCGTCCATAAGTCACCTCATCAAATCTTGTGACGCATTTCGACAATTCTAATCTGCTTAGGGTCATATACGGGTGTCCAGTTTTTTGCGTTGGCAAGTTCCGTACGCGTAGGACCTTCCGTATTTGCAACATCGGCGTCCGTAAACTTAACACCGCGTGGGTGAAGAATATACGTCTTACGATTGATAAGATAATCAACACCGCTACCCTTTTTCTTATCTCTGTCTGTTTCTGTTGCAACAAACTTTTCCGGTGTACCGTTGCCGAGAGCAATCGCACCGTTGCCGAAAAGATATGTTGAAAATACTTGACTCGAACCCGAACCTGTTACGGGACAGCCGTCATCAATAATAACTCGCTTACCCATATATGTACTGAACGGATTTGCACCGGACGGCTGAATTACGTCAATAAGGTCTTGCTTTCTGAGTGCCGCCTCAACCGCACTGTGCATAACAACAGCGGTAAGTTCCGCTTTGTTGTCGCCTAAAAGCTGTTGTGCGTCAATAAAAGCACTTCCGCTCCATTTTGCACTGTTACCGCTTGCGCTTGAAATATCAAGAATGTTTGACGCAAGTCTTGTTTCAGCCTCTTTAGGCGAACCGTCGGATACTGCCGGAATTGTGCCGAAGATACCTTTAAGCACAGCGATAAGTTCCTTTTGTAAATCTCTCACCCAAAAGTCAGATACAAGACTTGCAATCGCCGCCATAGGGTCAGCACCCGACATTGCGGCCGAAAGGTCTGTCGCACTCCACATTTTTGCACGTCTTAAAATTACCGCAACGTCTTTCTTACTGCTGATTTTGTCGGCAGTAAGGTCGTCACCCTCGATAACCGTTTCCGATTCACCTGTTAGGTCAGAGAAAAACGGCATATTTACAAGCGGACTTGCCTGTGACGCAAGCTTGTCAAACTCTGCGTCGTTTTGAACTATACCGCTCTGCACAAGTGCCGATTTTTCAAGTGTTTTTTGAATAACGTACGGATTAAACAGTTCCGGTACGATAATATCTGATAATGTTGTTCCCATATTAAATTCCTCCTGTCGTTCCTGCCTCTTGCATTAATACTTTTGCTCTTGCAGGGTCGTTTTTATAAATTTCACCTTGTTTGGTAAGATTAAATGTTTCCTTTGCCCAAGGATTTACGTCTGAACTTCCACTTCCGCCTTTTGGTGTATATGCTCCGCCTTTTTCGGCAAAAAGGTGTGAGTACGTCTTATCCTCCCTAAGCGGTTTAAGAATATCGTCTACACCGACAGGCTTTCCGTCTTTGTCGAATGTAAACTTATCAATTCCGCCTTGCTTGTAAATAAGATAGTCGGCATCGGTTACACCGGCTTTTGAAAGCTGTTCCTTTAATGCGTATGTCTTTGCGGTGTTCAACGCATTTGTCTTGAGCGTTTCAATCTCGCCTTCATACCCTTTGATTTTCTTCTGCAATTCCGCGTTGTCGGCATTTGATTGTTTAAGGTCCTCAATGGTTTTGTTCGCCGTTTTAAGCTCCGTAACTTTGTCATTGAAAACATTTTTCGGTACTGCATACTTCGGAAATTCAGAGTTTACAGTCGACATCACTCCGTCAATATCCAATTTGCCGTCCTCAATCTTTGCCTTTTCCAATATTGCCTTTAACCATTCCATTCTTATTTCTCCTCCATAATTAATTTTTTATTCAGGTGCGTTCCTGTAAAAAGCATTGTTCTTTATTCTCTGCAACGCTGAAAAAAGAGTATAAAAAAAGCACCGTTTTATAGGTGCTAAGGTGGTAAACCTCGTATATTCACTTGTCCCACTCTCCTTTTTTGTATCAAAAAAGCACGCCCTAAGACGTGCTTAATGTATATTTAATTTATATACCGGGAATTGTTTCTTTAATGCTTTTAGCTAAATTTGCCGCTTTTTTCATCAAAGAATTTTCGCTAAGATATTCAAGTCCTTTTAATGTTATTCGGACATCATCGAATTTGATTCCCTGTATTCCTATCATATCAACTATGATTACTCCGGTTATATATTCTTCTTTGGCAAGCATTCTGATAATATTCTCAAATCGATTTTCTGTTATCTTGAAATTTTCTGCCTTTAGCAAAGACCTATCAACTTCATCACAATCCATTGCACTTTCAAGGACTTTAAGTATTTTATAAATAACTTTAAAATTATCCATTGCCTATACTCCCTTTGTTGTAATAAAAACATACTCATTAGTGTTTTTTGCTTTAATCAAACATACTATATTCTTTTCGTAACTTCTCGTAATACTTTTTTACTTCTTCAGGTGCATCTTCTCGTAAGTGGCATTCTCCGTCGGGATACTCTTCCCATTTGTCCAACTCTTTACTCATCTTCAAATCATATTCTGTTATAAGCCTCATCATTTTACACACCTCTTTACCAATTCCAATAACCGCTTATCTTTTACAATTCCCTTTTTCTCTTGTAACAGCACTTCCGCAATTAATTCATTTAATTGTCTGTTGCCCTCTCTTTTCAATCCATCTTTTGCATTTCGACTAACAGTATTTGACACATAAGAATAATCAAGTCTTTGTTGTTCCTTTACGTATTTCCGCAACTCTGATTCTATGTTCATTTTATTACTTTCTCCACCGTTTGTCAACACAAAATCCCAATGTTTCTTATGGAACATTTCATGCCACAATACATCAAGCTTGTTCTCCGCGACAAAATACCCGTCTTTTAGCATTTCATTCAAAAAGCTTTCATCTGTCAATTTCTCATTGATATATAAGCGATTGTTTTTGTGACTGTATGCGGCTATACCTTTTATTGATTTTGCTATTACGATTTCTGAAACATCACCCAATAAATCGATACTATTCTTAGTATCTATTACAAACTTTATTGTATTCTGTGCGTTCTTCGAGTTTGTTTGCGTATAAATACCGTTATGATTTTTTACAGGATTGCATTTACATCTAACACCATCTTCATCAAATACTTTCGACAAAGACATAGTATCAGTATCTTCAACATTTTCAAGTGTTTCCTCTTCTTCCACAAAATATCCCGTTATTGTACCACGACAACGGGTATGAAACGGCGGTGCGGTTATGCCTTGCTGATATTCGGACAGTTTAAAATGCTTTCCGTGCATACTTGCACACTCATCGCAAATATCACTGTCCATATTCTCGTCAATCTCGTATTCGTCACACCCTGCGTCCATTATCGAACGCAATCTTGCGTCAACCATAATATGCGTATATTCCGTCTGATACAGTGCAGCGGAACGGCTTTTTGAAACATTCATTCTTGATGATATATTCTTAATCATCTTATCGGGACTGTCGCCCCTTGTTATGCCCTGTACAAGATTTGTATTGAGTTCTCTTAAAAGTTTCTGCTTATCGTTCCATATCCTGTCGGAGAAATTACTTCCGTCAAGCCACTTTTCATATATCGCATTCTTTACCGTGTCACGGTCGAACTTTGCGAAATTAACAGCGTAATCAACCGAATCGGCTATATGTTTATTTGTTGTATAATATGTATCACTGTATGCCTTTTTAAGCGACGTTGAAAATTTATCCTCTTGTTTTTGCTTTAAGAGTTCGACTTCTCCACGCATTTGATATTTGAGCGCCTCCAAACGACTTACCCTTGAACGCATATACTCATTATCAAGCATTGTCGTCCACTTGCCGTCTGCGTTATCGAGTGCCTTTTCCCTAAACTCCTCAAGCGACATCTTAAAGCCTTTAAGTTCTTCACGACTTAACTGCTTTCGTGCCTCTGCCATATTGATACCGTTTTCATCAGCATACCTTGCGTAAAACGTTTCAATCTCTTTTTTTATGCCGTTTAAAGACCTTTCATACTCTTTTATAAGTTCGCGTTCTATATCATCGGCTTTCTGTGCGTGGATTTTTAAAAGCTCACTGTTCCTCTTCTTCCAATACTCGTTCATTATGTCCACCCATTATATCGTCACTGTCGTCCTTTTCTTCCGCAATTCTCTCCATTTCCTTATCTGCATCCTCAACAAACGGATGACGTTCGATAATCGTGCGTTGAGATATAACACCAACGCTTTTTTGTGCTATATCCGCAAGTTCGGTGTCGTTTGAAACGCTTGTCCTTGTCCACGTCTGCGTGACATTTTCACAAGCGATACCGCTGTAATCGCATATCGCTTTGATGAGTTCTTCAAACCCACTCCTAAACTCCATTTCTGCCATACCGGCTTTGAGTTCAAGCAGTGAATACAAATATTTCAATGCCGTACCCGATGAATTACCGAAGTTCTGTGGGTCCGGGTCAATACCCTTACCCTGTTCAAAAATACTCTTGCGTGTCATTTGGAGCATTTTCTCTCTTGCTTCTACCGGAATATCAATCGTCAAAGTCGAAAGTCCTCCGCTTGCTCCGTCCTCCGAATCAAGCTTAATAGTCTTGTACTTCTTGAGCTGTGTCAAAAACTCCGAAAGGCTCTCGCCCTCATATCCGCTGAGTACGAATATAATCTCCTGTATATCTTCAAGGTCGTTTATAAAACCGCTGTATGTCTTGTCATATGTATCAATAAGTCCTTTTATCGGTGTAAGGTCATCACGATGAAAGCCGTTATTGAAAAACGGAATAAACGGTACACGTCCGAAGTTATGACTGTACACGTTACATACAGTTCCGTTTGTTTCAACGTCATACACGTTGAACATATTATACATTTCAAGCCGTTCAAGACCGTCGCCAATCTTCTTACGGAATACACTGCATTCCTTATCAGTCCAATACTCGTAAATGTGGTATGTATCGCCGTTATCGTCAAGCTCCTGATACGTTCTGAAACAAGCCGTCAATTCGTGTTCCAAAGTATCTCCCCATATCGGTATAACTTGTTTACTGTCTATAACGTCATACTTAAATCCGTCATTATCCCAGTAGTGAATCCAACCTACACCCGCATTTGACGCATTTATTGCAAGTCTTGAACATATTTTCGTGTATCGACTGCCGAGTATATTGCTTATTTTCTCATTCGCCGATTTATTTCCAACATCAAATAACGGCGGTGACGTAAACATATATGCGGACTTTTGGTCTACAAGCAAGCCGTGAAAATTTGATGGTATTCTGTTATCGGCATTTCTCAAAGGCTTTTCGTCCTCACTATGCTTTATGTGCAAAATATCGTTGTCGTTTAAGTAATACCTTTCCGCCGTCTGCACTCTCGATATAAAATTCTCGTGTCCGGGTATATATTTTTTTATCAGCTTTTTCACTGTTTCCAAATCCATTTTTATCACCTACTTTAAAATTGACAGTCCGCCTTTTTTCCTGTTCATCATTTCCGCAATACCCGTTGTTGCGTCGGGTGCGTCATCGTGCTTGTTCTTGCCCTCACGTTGATATGTCGTCATTGCCTTATAGTATTCCGGAAAGCGTATATGCCAATCTGACGGAAAGTATATATGCTCCATTACCCAAGTACTGTTGGATAATATTCGTGCCTCTTTGTTATTGCTTTGGTGAAACCATTTCACCGTTGTAAAATTACTGCCGTATTTTTCGGCAAGTATTTCACGCACGCGTCTTGCGAACGAACGTCCGCCGTTATTGCTTTCAATCTTTGCAAGATTTACGTTGTTCTCATACAATCTGCGTGCCGTTTCACCCTCTGTAATCTCCATAGGCTCGTCGGTATAATACAGTCTATGACGTATACTTCTTTGCCGTATATGCCGTATATTATGTTGCAGAGATAGTCCGCACCTGCATCGGCGGTATCGCAATACGCGTGTATCTGCGTAATCGGCGGTAAGCTGTCGTATGTTTTTAGCGTTGTGTAGAGTTTTCCTTGCAAGTCAATCGGCTCTTGCTGATAGTTCGCACTTGCTATATCCGCACCCATTGCCTTAATCTTTAAGTCGTAACTGCTCCGTGAAAGTATTTCGTCACAAAGCATATTGCCGTCATCACGAACGGCTTTCATCGTGATTACTCTGTGCGATATGTTGTTCTCGCTGAAATACTCAATCGCACGTCCCGCAAGGTCGCCCGAAGCCCACCGTGTCATTATAATGATTATCTTGCCTTTTTCTTCAAGTCGTGAAAGCATTGTGTTCGTAAACCATTCCCAATGCTTTTCTTTGACTGTTTCGTTGTATGCCTCCTCGGCATTTTTGATAAGGTCGTCGATTATAAGTAAACTCGCTCCGAAACCTGTCGCAGTACCGGACGGCGATGTGGCAAGATAGTTGTTGTAACCGCCCTCAAGGCTCCATAAGTTCATCGCTCCGTCGCCTTGCTTTATTTTCACATTCGGAAATATGTCACTGTAAATAATCTTATCCTTATCCGCTTTTTCCTCTTGAATGGCGTTACGCACCGCTTTTGAAAAAGTGGTTGATAATGTTTCATTGTATGAGCCGGTCATTATTTTTTCGCTTTGATTTCTGCCGAGCACCCATTCGACAAACATTGACGCAGTACGGCTCTTGCCGTGACGCGGCGGTAAATTGATAATCAATGCGTTTTCGTCACTTTCGTAAAACGATTGCATTTCATTGCATAACCGTACAAGAAATTCTCGCTCCGGCTTGTAGAATAACGGTGCGGTTAAATGGCAAAAATAAAAGAACTCGCGTCGTGCAAGTTCTTTCTTCGCCTCAAGCATTATTAAGTTTTTATCCATCGCCAATCAACTTCCTTAATTCATCGATCGTAAGATTTGCCATAGGATTGTTTATGTCCATTGTGCCACTGTGCGTTATTTCCTGTTTCGGTGAAAATTCATCTTTGCATTTGCGTTCAAGATACCATAACGATAAATTAATATCACCCTTTTTTATCCCGTGTGCAACGTTTAATTTCGACTTCATTTTGATATTGTCTTTAAGTAGCTCTTTTCGCTCCGAAAACTCCTTGTGTTTCTTGCAGTAATCGTATAACGTGCTTACCGCTATATCCGCATAAATACAAGCCTCTCGGTCACTTAACCCCATTAAAAATCCCTCTTCGAGTTTTTGGACTGTCTCTTTCGTAATCTTTCTCGGTCTTGCCATGAATTTCACCTCCTGTTTTTGGGTATAGAAAAAGCTCATTCTATCGAATAGAACAAGCTTTCTTTGCATTTATTATTTTTTTACTTTTTACTTTTCTATATCGTTTTTCTTTTTTTAAAATTTCTAATCTTAACCTGTACTTCTTATCTTTATTCATTCCTACTCTTGTAAATATTCCTCTTAACATTAGCAATAAAAACAATCCTACATAAACAATATATATTATACCTATTTTTAAGGCACCAAGTTCTAACGGATTGTTTATATCTTGTTCATTAATAACCTGTGGAATAACTAATAGAGCAGCAAAGCATGCTAATGCTATATTACAATAAATATCATCACTGCATTTTCCTTTCTCAAGCTGTTCTTTTAAGTTAAATTCCTCAGTATCTAACTGGTTTTTATCATAGTATCTATACTCGATTTCGTATTTCTGTCTAAACTTTGTGTACCTTTTTGTGCTCCAACCCATAATTTTATCCTCCGTAAAATAGTATTTGTGTATATAATTCGACAACATTACACAAAATTCCTTTTTTAGAAGAATAATTTTTTTAATATCTCCATTCCCACCAATTACACGAGATATTCACCCATCATCTCACGATGATACACCGCTTATGTTACTTATTCCATGATACACTATATCACAGGTTCAATGTGACATTCAATGACATTCTTAATTTCAATCAGTGCGTTACCGTGTAAACGCAAAATATGTCTGTATCCGTAATTCATTTTACAAGCAATCATTTCCCACGTTTGAAAATTGAGATAACGCAATATAAGGATAGTCCTAAGAGTTGCGTCATCGAGTTTATTCACGGTTTCCAAAATCTCTTTTTTAATCTCATACAGTCTGTCAATGCGTTTATCTATCAATTCGGAATAAGCGGCATAGCTTATGAACTTATTCTCCGAAGTATTCACGTTTGACGTCTGCACCTTTTCACTGCCCGACTGAGCCACAGTGCTTGTTGCGTTTGTCAAAGCTCTCTCCTGCTCCGCAATAAGTGCGTTAATCTCCTCGTCCGTCTTTCTCGCTCTCGAAAGCCATTCTTTACATTCTTTAATCGTCAAATCGTTTTCCTCCACTTCATTCAATTTTCAATTTTACTTTTTCAATCGGCACAATAATTACTGCGTGTTTGGTTTTGTCCAACAGTTCAAGTGAATATTTCAAAAATCCTCTCGGGTCTTTTCTTGCGATACACGCATTAAGGATAAACGGTGTCGGTTCGGGGATATTATAAAAATCAGAGTAATAAACCGTTTTATTCAGATTTTGTTTTACTTCAAGAATATCCATATCACAAATCCTCAATGCTTATAAATATACCCGTCTGCTCCGCCCAAAACTTTTCTGTTATTTCACTTGCCACAAGTGCGTCATCTTTCCAAAATCCCACTTCCGTCATAACATCCTTAAGCATTTTCTGTAAGTTATCCGTATCGGGTTTTGTTGCCTTATACTCACCGTCCGAATGCTTGCCTTTAGGGAAGCACCACTTTGTCACCATACGCACAGGCTTTTCAAACATCTTTTTAGGTGCGTAATGCGAAAGATGTGCCGCAAGTTTTTCTCTTACCGCTTTAACTTCCGGCGGTTCATAAAATACCGGCTTACCTTTTACGACCGCAATCTTTTTTTCTTGATACGTTTTTGTCGGCGGTATCATTGCCATAAAAAATTGTACTTTCATTTTCTCACTTCCATTTATTTACTTCGACTTATTTTGAAATTTTGCTTTGTCAGTCAGTAAGGGGAAGGAGTTGTTGTGCGTGAGCTTTCGCACAACTACTTCCCCCTGACCTTAGGGACCCGTACAGAGGGCTTGCCCGATTCCCGTATATATATACGTAGTATATATACATTTTCCTTCCCTCGAGAAAAAGTCGATATTTTCCCGAGTTTTTCTTCCCTAAGGAAAATTTAATTTTTCTCGACTTTTTCCTTAAGGAAAGGAAAGAAATTTTTTCGACTTTTTCCTTATCAGTGAAATTTTTAAGAGTAATTTTCCCTCCGACATTTTCCCTCTTATTTCTTACCGACTTGACCCTCATCAATCCAAAATCCGCCGTGTTCTTTCAATCTGTTTCTTACAGTTTTCTCTGTAACTCCCATATATTCTGCCATTGCTTTTACTGTCACTTTATCATCAATTCCGCACGCTTCAAATGCTGTTTCAAGTGAATTTTTACGTTCTGTTTTACGTTCTGCGTCCGTTTTCTTTTTAGCAAAATTCTTCTTCCACGTTGGCATTCCGTCATCAACTGCAATGTCTTTTAACACTCCGATATTATCAATATCATGTACCGGATATTTAAACCACAGGTTTACAGGCGCAAACTTTGGGAACTCTCTAAGCGTACCCTCTATACGCCACGCACTACGGCTTTCTACCTCTTTTCTTACCTTACCGACATCTTCTATAACGCACTCGTAAGCGTCGTTTTCAAGGTATTCTCGGCACAATGCAAGCATTTGCGTTTCAGAACACAAATCGTCCTGTGACGCATGATACAGTTTATCGTATTTATATAACCAACCCTCACATACTTTACATACTGCCTTATTCTTTTCCTGTTTTAATATATCGTCGTTCAATTCAAGTTCTACAAGGTCGATAAGTGCATCGGGATCACGTGCAAACACCCCCGAACCCGAGGCTCTGTCCATACTTCTTTTACCGCCCTGCGCACCCTTACTGTGATGATGACAATATATCACCGCACAGCCAAGCTCCGTACACACCTTGTCGAACTGATTGCAAAAGTGTGCCATTTGGTCTGCACTGTTTTCGTCGCCTGTTATAACCTTATATATAGGGTCAATTATAATCGCTATATAATTCTTTTTGCTTGCTCTGCGTATAAGTTTCGGAGCGAGCTTGTCCATTGGTACACTGCGTCCTCTAAGATTCCAAATATCAATGTTGGATAGATTGTCGGGTGCTATGCCAAGTGCTGTATAAACGTCCTTAAAACGGTGCAGACAACTTGCTCTGTCGAGTTCAAGATTAACATACATCACTCTGCCTTGTGTACAGTTCCATTCAAGCCATTTCTTTCCCTCTGCAATGGCACAGCACAACTCAATCAATGCGTATGATTTACCCGCCTTTGACGGTCCTGCTATAAGCATTTTATGTCCCTGTCTTAATACACCGTCAATTAATGGCGGTGCAAGTTCGGGTAAATTGTCCCACACATCAGCCATACTTTCGGGATCGGGCAAGTCATCATTAACGCTTTCTATCCATTCACGCCACTCATTCCAATTTTCTTTGCCTATATTGGTATCAAGAAGATATTGTTTTTTACCGTTACGCATTATGCCCGGCATACGCGATAATCTTGACGGATTTCTATTCTGAATATCAAGTTTCAATCCGTTTTTATTACACACGTTATACAGATAATCAACACGTTTTTTATATTCTTCATATGTTGACGCGTCAATTTTTACTATTGCGTGCAGGCTCTTTTTGCCACTGTATACGAGTGCCGCAACAGGTAATTCCAATTCTGTTATAATGGCTTTTTGTGCCGAAATGTCCATTGTATCGGATTCGACAAGTGCATATCTGAACTCCGTTACGTTTTCATTTTTTACGCCTTTACCGTCAAGAGGGTTAAACCTTATCCACGCACCGACTTCGCTGTTATAATCGCCGAGTACACTGCCTATATCGTCTTTGCATTGGTACAGTTCCTTTATAAGCTGACCTGCCGTTCTGTCGTAACAGCCTTTTGACGGCAAGAATTTTCCGTCATGTTCCCAACTTTCCGTAACATAGCCTACGTTTTCGTCCGGCTCAAAAAGTGTTTCGAGGTATGTGATAATCTGTTCTGTCGGATTCCATTGTTCGGGAATATGTATCTCACTGCGTTCAAGCCAGTTCCTGTCTACTACAACAAGTTCGTCTTTAGAACCTATTTCACTGTCCCAATCAAGCTCGGCTGATACATTTTCATAATGGTATCCGTTTTCTTTAGCCATTTGAATGATAGTTCCGGCAGTAACGGGAGCAGATGAGCCTTGAAATGTCGCCCACTTCTTTGCACATTCACCGCTATGGTAACGGTTTACGTCTTTCATACTCCACATATCCCAATCAGATACCGTATATCCCTCGTGTTTTAGTGCCATACCTACGTTTATCCACTCTTGATAACTGCAAGTTGACGGATCAATATATTCAAGAATTTCTGTCAAATTATAATCGTTCATATCTTAATTCCTTTAATATTCACTCGGATTTATCCCCGACGGTATTCGCCAACCGTTTGCGGCAATTCTGTCAATAAGATTTTTTGCTTTTTCAAACTCCCAAACACCGACGTGCTGAAAACCTCGACTTTCAAGAAAGCGTATTTGCTTTGGAGTTGTAAGTCCTGCCACACGTCTTTTTTCCAATCTTTCAAGCAGTTTGGTTGCCTTACCTGCATTGTCTATTTCGTCGGGGAATATTCCGTATTTTTCAAGTACCTTTATTTGTTTGTCTGACGGAGGCGACATTTCCCAACCGAATGTCGGTACATATCCGGATAAATCTTCGGCTTGTATGCTCATTTCAAATTGCAGAGGATCAACCAATTTACGCTTACGTTTCTTCATTTCCGCAAGAATATTTGCAAGTGCCTCTTCTCTTTGTGCAACTACATCTTCGCTTGCCTTTTCCTCTGCCTCTTCTATGTCAACAGGATAACCCGCATTTTCGATATTTTGTGTCATCTTCTCGGCGACTTCTTCGCTTTCACATATAAGATGTGCCGGATGACATAATTCGTGACGTTCGGTATGCCATAGAAAATCGAGTAAAAGTAAGTGGTCCTTATTCGGTGCAAGTCTTGTTCCGCGCCCTACCATTTGACTGTACAAACTGCGTACTTTTGTAGGTCTTAATATGACAACACAATCCACATCGGGGCAATCCCAACCCTCTGTCAAAAGCATTGAATTGCACAACACATTATACTTATTGTTTTCAAAATCATTTAGTATTTCTGCTCTGTCCTTGCTTTCGCCGTTTACTTCCGCCGCTTTAAAACCCTTTTCGTTCAGAATATCCCGAAACTTTTGACTTGTCTTGACAAGTGGCAGAAACACCACTGTTTTTCTGTCAACGCAATGCTTTGCCATTTCATCTGCTATCTGATACAAATACGGATCAAGTGCCGTACTTAAATCGCTTGATTTAAAGTCGCCTGCCTGTGTTCCAACTCCTGTTAGGTCAAGTTTTAACGGAATTGTCAAAGCCTTGATAGGGCTTAAATATCCCTCTTTAATAGCCTTTGGGAGTGTATATTCATATGCAAGACTTTCAAAGACTTGTCCGAGATTTTTCATATCGCCTCTGTCCGGTGTTGCCGTAACACCTAATACCTTTGCATCACAAAAATGGTCTAATACACGTCTGTAACTGTCGGATATGCAATGATGTGCCTCGTCTATTATAATGGTATCAAAGTAATTACTTTTGAATTGATTTAATCTTTTTTCACGCATTAGTGTTTGTACCGAACCTACAACTACTCTGTACCAACTTCCTATACAGCTTTCCTCTGCCTTTTCCGTTGCACAACCTAAGCCGGTTGTTTTCATAATCTTGTCAGACGCTTGTTCCAATAGTTCCCCACGATGTGCAAGTATTAAAACACGCTGACCTTTTCGCACACATTCTTCCGTTATTTTTGCAAAAACTATTGTTTTACCGCACCCTGTCGGAAGAACGAGCAATGTTTTATTACAGCCGTTCTCCCACTCGCGGAAAACGGCTGATTTAGCTTCATTTTGATATGGTCTTAATTCCATTTATTACACCGCCTTAAAAACTTCCCGGAGTAAATGACGACGCAGGTGATTGCGTTGGTTCGGCTTGTGTTCCTGTCAGCTCATAGAATTTTTTGATTTCATTGGATTTTAAGACTTCACCTGTCTTAGTGCTTGTATATTCATGTATACCGATTTTACATCTTCCTGTTGCTCCGACAACCGCACTCCAATTCATACGGCACTTTTCGCCGTGCTTTCTCTGTCCTATTGCGGTAAAAAATGCACAAAGCATTCCCTCTGTTTTGGTATGTAAAAACAGGTTGTGTTTAATCGTACCTTGATTACCTTTGCCGTCCGCAACGTTTAATGTTATAATCGCTTTGTTGCACGGCGGAAGTTTAGCACTTCCTTGATGTCTGCCACGCTCAAAACCTGTTACCGTAAAATTATAATCACCTTCGGGCAATATTTGAAACTCACTGTCGTTTTCTATTTCATCATCCCAACCAAATTCTCTTTCTTCTGCCATTATTCGTTACCTCCTTGAAATACATTCTCATTTCTCATTTTCTTTATAATCTCAAATACTTGATTCCATGCTCCTACCAATACACCGTTGATAAAATCAGCGTCGTAATTTTCTATCGGTGTATCTTCGGGATAATATCCTTTATACGCAACTGCCTGTCTGATTTCTGCGTCTGTTACCTTATTAATCTGCATTAAATCCGACAATGCTTTCGGTATATTTCCGTTCGGCATATCAAACGATTGTGCCGGTGTATCAAATTCTTTTCTTTCGTCTGATACGTTGTTCTCAATCGGCGGTGCAACTGTCGTTTTTTGTGGTGGTGTGACTACCTGTGAAACAGTCGGCTCTATATGTGGTGCGACTGTCGGTGTAACCGCTTGTGTCGGTGCATTATCTTTAAAACAATGTGCAATTCGTTCATATTCAAACGGCATTTCGTCCGGTAGATTATGACGGTTCTTTGCGTCCCAACAAGGGTGATGTGTGGTGTACATTGTTCTTGTACCGCCCTGTGCCTTATGTTTTGTTCCTTTGTCATCTGTCGCAACCGAAAATGTTTTATAATTGACAAATAAAATCATATCCGCCCACTCTTTCAAAATAGGTGAAATCTGCGAACTTGTTTTTTTGCCGAGTTTCAACTCCCAACGGTCATATGCTCCCATTTCGTCCGGCTGTTCAAATTTGCGCAACTGTGCATGAGCCGTCAAAACTACATTGATACCCAATTCAATCAATTCATCAAGTGAATTTAAAAATCTGCCTATTTCCTCTAATTCGTACACATATCCCGAACCATATCCGAAATCTTCAATACTTTTTTTGTTATTATCTGCGCATATCTTTGCAATGCAAAGTCTTTCCGCCCAGTCAAAAGTATCTATAATGTATGTTTTGCATACAGTCGGATTTGCTTTGACATATGCTACTTCCTCTTTTAGCAATGTCCAAGAGGTAGGCTTAGGCAAACGTCTTACGTCCATATGTTTTGTACTGCCCTCTGTATCCGAAAACAGAGGACTTGGGAACTTCGACGCAAACGTCGATTTGCCTATTCCCTCCGGACCGTATATGATTACTTTTTGTGCCGATTCGATTTTTCCGCTTGTAATATCCATTAAAATTCTCCCTCTTTCCAAGTTTTTGTCGCATTAGGTGTTGCTGTGCTTGATTCGCTTGAATATCCGTCCTCAATGATGATACTGCATTCTTCACCTGTACTTACTCTTGTGGCTATTGCCTGCAATCCCTCTTTTTCAAGCCATTCGCCGAACTCTTTTAATGTGTCGGTATCCATTTGCTCCAACTTGTCAAGAAGTACAAAACCACAATCGGGATTGAGCTTTCTGACAATAGCCGTTGATACTTTCATCTGCTCCGCACCGCTCATGTTATCCCACTTAAAGCCTTTGTATGTAAGCTCGCCGTCCTCAACCGACAATCCATCAAGTGGCAGATTTGCATTCTTCAATAAATTCGTCTTTTCTTTACGAACGTTACTAATAGCTGTGGTAAGCTCGTCATACTTGTCCTTGTATTCTTTCGCTTCTTCTTCGGCTTTGTCTTTATCCATATTGGCACGAACTTTAATGTTTATCTGCTCAATGTTCTTGATGTTCTGTTCAAGTTCTTCGGTTGATTCGTCGTGCAAATCAAGTGCCGATTTTTGTGCAATTTCAAGATCCGAAAGTACAACATCAAGTTGTGATTGAAGATTTGTAATCTGTGCTTTTAAATCTTCGGAACGCTTTAAAAGTGATTGTGCTTTTTCACGTTTACGTTGGTTTTCACCGTTCTTCGCTAGTATCTCCTGTTGCTTTAAAATAAGCTCCGAGATTGAAATCAGTTCTTTCGGTGCTTCGGGATAATCGACTATTTCTTCCGCAAACTTCTTCTTTTGATCTGCTATTCTTCCGATTGCGGTACGTTCGTTGTAAAGTTGTTTTTCTCTGTTTTCAATTTCATATAACTGCTCTCCGACACCGATTACTTGAAGCAGTATCTCGGCTTTTTCCTTTGATGTGCCTTGCATAAATTTCGGCAAGTCCAGTGCAAATTGTTCAATAAACTCATTCAAAAGCTGTTGACCGCCTTTGTTACCGTTCGGATCTATTACTTTCAATGCACTGTTCTTGCCCTTGCGCTCCACAATTAAACCGTTTGACAATTCAATATGAAGAATAGGTGGAATGACTGAGCCGTCACGCTGTGGTTGTGACGGACGGTATTTGTCGCCGCCCAATGCCCACGCTATACTGTCTATAACCGACGTTTTACCCTGTCCGTTCTTTCCTCCGATAACCGTTAAACCATTCTGTGCCGGCTCAAGTTTTACCGCCTTTATTCGCTTGACATTTTCAAGCTGTAATTCATTTATCTTTATCATTGATTTTCGTTCCTTTCTGTGGTATAATGTTGACATAGATTAATAATCTATGTGTTTTTGTTATTTGACCGTTATTGAGTTGCCGCTCTGACGGTCATTTTTATTGCGACTAAGTATCATCGCATTTACGAAAACACCTACCAAATGCTTTTCATTCGGTGTTAAATCGCTATACAATTTCAGTATTTCCGCCGTTTTCTCATCTGCCACACTTCTCACCTCCTAATTCTGATATTTTATAGGTTGTCTGTATGCTAAAACTATTCCCCAAGATAATCCGTAACTGTACGGATACTGCAATACCTCTTTGAATAGGTCATACCACGCTTTTTCCTTTTCGTATGCGTCGGCTTCTTCTTCCGTAAGTCCGTCGCGTTCATCGTCGCATACTGCGTCATCATCATCTATGCACGCCCAATCATCATCAATACAGGCGAAGTCGTCATCACGACAAGCAAAGTCATCGTCTATGCACGCCCAATCGTCAAATTCGTATTTTGTCATAGCCGTTTAATTATCTCCACTGATAATCTTTGCAACACTCATTTCAAGCGGGTGCTTTGAC